CCTGTCCCATTTTGTGAAACTGTATTAAGTGAACCATTACCTGAAGCAATTTTATCTGTTCCTATATATCCGCCATCTCTAAATCTAGCAGAATCAGTTAATGGCGTTCCATCTAGTTCTATTGTTTGTCCTAGTATCTCTTCACACTCGCCTACTGCTAAAGCATAGACAACATACAAATCCCTAGAGTCATTAGAATTAACATCCATATAAACAATTTGTGAACCTACTCTTCTGCTTCCATAGATAAGCGGTATTTTGCCACCAGCACTTGTCTTGTTTAAAAGTATGTCTTGACCTTTTGCAAGCATTTGACGTGCCTGCATAAAACCTTTTACGCCAACTACAAGTGCTGTTACATTTAAAAAACCAGTAATACCTGCAATTACGTTACCTAATGTTCCTGTAGCACCAAATGTTGATCCAATACTTATAAAAAATTTTGCAACTGCACCCCAAAAACCCATTATTTACCCCACCTAACATCTTCTTTGACTTGCGTTGCAAATTCAAAACCTTTATCACCTGAACTATATGCTTGTTGCGATTCATCAGAGAAATGCCTACCTTTTGTTAAGTTCCAGTTAGCCCAATGCGAAGATACAATAATACTTAAAACACTATTATCTATATTTTCATTGATCGCTACATTTCTAATTTGGCCTGTAAAATAGTTTATAGCTCCAACTATTGCATCGTTAGCATCAAAGTATGCAAGGTACACCTCAACTGTTTTATCAGTAAAAGCCCCTGTTTGCACTAATGCTCTAACTTGATCTGTTACATTAGAAAAAGCTATGTTAATTTCATTAACCTCTAATTGACCTGTTTCAGTTATTGCATCAACTGTAAGAAAAGAACCGCCTGCTTCATAAGACTCAGAATCGTAAGTGACATCAGAATACCAGTCTGTTAATCGTATAGTACTAGATAATTGCAACTCTACTAAAAAAGCTGTCTTGGTTGCACTTGATGATACTTGCGTTTGTAAAGCAGTAGATAAACTTCTAGGCATTAGGTAATAACCTCTCTTACATCAAATGAAATACTGTATAAACCACTTGCATCCGTAGAATAAACAATTTCATTATTTTCTAAATAAACTGTAAATTGTGGTTTATTAACTGTTACTGCTTCATTATCTGCAAGAGTAGCTACTAAATTAGGACTAATTAAAACTGTTAATGCACCACCACTATCTGAATCTATATCTGATTGCACCATATACACCTTTGAATGATTTGCAAACTTTATAAGATCACCTGCTTTTAATGCACCTGTTTGATTTGCGGTAAATCCATCTAAAGCTATAGAAGCATCAGCTAATGAATGTGATCCATTTACTAATATGTCTGTTTCTGCTTTGCCTGCTCCTAAATTATCTAACGGAGCTGCAATAGTGAAATCTTCAAAAGCTCCTTTTTGTTTTTGTAAAAAAGCAAAGTAAGCCATAGCGTTTTCTTGCTTCATTGCTGGTAGCTGAACTGTAAATGAAAAGTATTGTGAACCTATTTGTCTGACCTGTTTTTTACCTGATAAAGTTTGATTGACTAATGTTGGTCTATTATCTTGAAATTGTAAGGTTCTAAAATTTACTGTTGTTGGTAGTTGACCTGACATTATACAACTCCCATTTTTCCTTGATTATTCATAGCATTATTAATAATGCTAGTTATTAATCCTTTTCTTGATGATAAGAGTTGATCGAAACCTGCCGCATCTACTGTAGAGATATTAAAATTTACTGTAGTACCCATTGCCTGACCTTTTGTATGATCTACAACAGTTTCGTTAGGATGTAATATTGCAGGAAAGCCACCACGCCCATCTATACCGCCTGCTCTAACACCGCTACCTGTAAAACCACCGCCCTCTAAACTTTCAGCAGCTTTTTGGAATATTTGTCCTACTTGACTATCACCAAATGTTCTAGCACCAAAGCCTAGTAATTTTTTTATAACAAAAACTCTTATTAATTCATTAATAATTGATTTAAGAACTTGTTGTGCTAAATTCTCAAAATTTAAAAACTCTTTGTTTGTAAAATCAAAAAAGGTTTTAAAAGATGATGTAAGCGTTCCTGCTATTGTGTTCATTGATTTAGCAGCATCATTAGCATCTTGAAATCTTTGTGCTGCTGCATTCTCAATTTTTTTTCTAGTAGCTTCTCTTTCTTCTAAAACTAATATTTCTTGTTTAATTAAATCTATCTCTGCTTGATGATTTTGTAAGCCATGTCTAGCTCTTTGTCTTTCTGTTGAGTCATTATATTTTTCTTGTTTTTCTGTTAATTTATCGAGTTCATTTTGTAATTCAGTTACAGTTTTTGGAACATCTATCAATCCTATAGAATCCATAAACATTAATACTGAATTAGCAGCACTTATAAACATATCTTGTAAAGGCTCTAGTATTTGCCTTCTAAGTATATTCATTGTGTCATTAAATCTTTCAGCTCTTCTTATGGTTTCTTCATCTAATATGCCTGTAGCTGATGCAGCTAATTCTTTCATAGCTTCAGCACCATCTTTACCCATAACAGCTAGTTTTACACCAGCTCTACCCATAAGGTCTGCTAAAATTGCATTTTTTTCAAACTGACTTCCAACATTATCAAGAGCTGTAAATAAATCTACAAAGACCTCCTCAGCACCCTTAACAGAGCCATCAGTTCTTTTTACTTGGACTCCTAATTTTTCTAAAGTTCTTCCTGCTTCTGATGTTCTTAATTGAGCCTGACCTACCATCTTGGTAAAGTTCTGCATACCTTTATTAAATTCTTCTGTAGCTAATCCTGATTGTTGTGCTGCAAATTGGTATCTTTGTAAAAACTCAGTTTGCACTCCTATTGAATCAGCAGTCTTACCAATATTATCTGCAAGAGCTAATGTTTCATTTCCAAATTGCACCAATTGTCTTACTGCAAAAACACCAGCAAAAGCACCAGCAAGTTTTTTCATAGCTGACTGAGTGCTATTTATATTTTTATTTACAGAATTAAAACCTTTCTTGGTATTATCCTGCGCGGAAACCCGCATTTTATAATCAGTTGCCATTTCTCATTTGCCTGTTTTTTTCTTCTAAATAAGCTATCCATCCGTTAAATTCAGATAAGGACATTTTTTCTTCTAACTCTTGTAAAGTGCAACTTAACATTTCAGCTAGATAATATTTTGCAAATAATTCCTTATCCTCATTTACTTTTTTGCTTGTTCTTCCACGCTTGGAGCAGACATTATTTCAGTAGCTACTCTTGCTAGAACATCTTTATCTACACCATTCATTAGCGTATGTTTGTCAGACAGATCAAAAACTTTTTCACCATCTGAATCTAAGGCTTTATATATTAAGCAATATGCCATTAATGCAACATCGTCATTTTTTGCGTATTTTTGCAATTTAGACATTTCTGATAGCGTTAATGGCTTTGCATAAATTTTTAATACCTCTTCTCCTTCACTCCACTCAGGTATTTCGATTTCTTTAATTTCTAAAGAATCAAAATGTGCTTTAGCCTTATCTATTAATTTCATAATTAATAGGTAGTTGTTGTTAGTCCGCCTGAACCCTGTATTGAAATTGATGCTTCAACAAGTCCATCGAATGATGAATTGATTGATTTACCAGTAACAATAGCTGTTCCTGTTAATTTCACGTCACCACTTGCAGTTCCTTCAGGTGCAAAATTCAAAGTAACTGAAGAACCTACAGCTAATGCTGTTTGTCCGTTTGTATCAGTTTCATCGAATAGAACATCAACTGATCCGCTAAAGTCTTTAATAGATGCTAAGTATGTCTTTGATGAATCACCCATGCTGGTATCTTCAACAACGTCTATTACCTCGTCTATATTAAAACTTCTTATTTCTGCAATAGAGTTAGAACCTACTTGAACAGTTCCCTCTTTTCCAAGATGTGTTGCCATTTTTTATTCCTCTTTTTTAGTTTTAGAAGAAGATTTAACTTTATCGTTAGATGGGATTGCTTCTTCTTTCCAACCCTTTTCTTTTAGATACTCAACTGAATCAGGGTGAGCATCTATAGAACTTTTGCCATTTGGTGAAATCATTTTCATAATTATTTCCTTTGTTTTAACAAACTATAGTTTGTTGTTTATAAATTATAATCATACTGCTATATCAGGTCTTGTTTCATCGACATAGTAGTTAGTTAAAAAGGTGAGTATGCCATAACTCAATGGTTTTTCACCTTCTGTATTATATTCAATTTCCGTGCTTTGTATAAAACTATCTTTGGCTAAACCATTAATAGTTGTATCAGCACTTAAAGCTATTTCTACTTCTTTGCATATCTTATCTACTTCATCATCAAAATTGCTTGTTTGTTTTACATAAATTTCAATAATTAACTGTAGCTCTCTGCTCATAATTCTATTTTCACTTATTACTAATGGCTCAGACGTTTCAGACTTAGTGTATATAACTAATGCTGGTAAATTTGTATTCTCTAACGGGTAAACTCTTGTTTGAAATACGTTTGCTCCTGTAGTTGTTAATCCTGTTAAAGTGCTACCTACCTGTTCTCTTATCTGTTGCCTTATATGGTTTGCCATTATATTTCCTCTAACATCAATGCAGAGAAACCCGTTCTATCTGACTGTATATTTACGACTGTATAATTTTGTGCTGCTTTAAGTGTATTACCATCTACATCTTTTATAGCAGATACGTTAAGCGTGTTACCAAACGTAATACTTGGAACATCTACTGTTCTACAGTATGCAATAGGTTTTAACGCTTCTACACCTATGCCTTCTTCTTGTTCTACATATTCATTATTTAAAATAATATGAATGGTTGATGCTGTTCCACCGCTATTTGTATAAACAGCAGAAACACCATGACCAAAATTAATGTCTAAATAAGAACTCATATCTTCTTCTGTTTCAAGTGCATAAGTAGACATTACTCCTGCTCCAATATTACAGATACTAGACCTGTATTATCAGGCTCTACTTTTTTTACAAAGTAAGTTGTTTGTGGACTTAGCGTGCTACCTTTATTTGTAGTAATTGCATCAACTACTAACTTATCACCCTGACTTACATTAGGCACATCAGTTGATTTTAAAATTGCAGTAGGTGAAAAACCTTCTACGTCTACACTAGCACCACCAATGTTAATATATTCTTGATCTAATATAATATTAATTAAAACTGACAATCCATCATCAATAAGACCTAATGTATCTATTAATGGAAAGTCATCAAACAATGCATCAGTTTCAAAAAATGTAGCACTTACACCATGACCTGTTGTAGTGTTTATGTAAGAACTAAAATCTGATGCACTTTCTATAGCCATTATTTACTTC